CCGATTGAAATCCTGAATAATGGAGAAATCGTGCATTGCAGAAAAAGCCAAAGGAAGATCATTGTTCCCTAGCTTCATCCTCAATACATAATCACCAGCAATGCCTACTGTCATCGAGTAACCTTCCACTTTTTAAAGAAGTCATAAATATCCAATATATTGGGAATTACTAAAAGTTGACCCAAATATATATCCACCGTTACATCGTGAATATCATTCGCATAACAGATCAGCCACCAGTAAGCCACCGTCCCGTAATTCTTAAAGCTGATCATATCGGGACGAACAATCTCTGCTTCTGAGACCTGGAAATAATTCGGCTGATAATTCATTACAAAGTTTGAAAGCGAGTTATGAAGGAAGTCGAATTCCTCAATGGGCAAACCAGTCACTCCATCAATTACAGTCGCTTTCTTATAAAAAGCTGTTCTATCCATTGCTTACCCCTTCTCCTCGTGGGCTGCTTCGAGATCCTCAACCGTCATCATTTCATATGTCTGGAAAATAACGCTTACCTGAGAGCTGATCGGATGACCACTCATTGTCATCTTCGGATCATAGGAAACCGTTACGTCCTTAATGATGATGTTCTTCAACCTGAGAAATCTTCCAATCTTGATTTCAATGTAATCGCCCTTGCCGACAAAAATGTCTCTCGCTCCGCCAGGAACAAAACCGCTGATTCCTGACCGAATCCCATCCAGCTCTTTCGAGAATGACGGCCCAGGAGGATTCACAAGCGGAATATATTGCTCAAATCCAGGCTCCCCATTCCGATACGGAATCGAGGGCAGTGCCATCTGCTGAAGCCTCAAGCAAGGTCTCACGACCTCGTTATAGGCATTGAAGACAGCATTGAATTTCAAATTCACTCGCATTGTGATCGGTGTCGTCCCTGTCCAAATACGTCGAGTCGCCCACTTCCCAACAATGGCCTTCTCCGATGCGAGCTGGGTAGCCCAGTTCACCAGCGAGCCAATTCCAGTCGGAACAATCGGCACCCAGGTTGAGTTGGCCGACATCGAAAAAGCCTCCTGCATCGTGCCCCTGACGACCCAGTTCTTCGTGTTTCGGATCGTAATTATGTACTCTGGAGCAGCAGCTCCAGCCACGTCTGGGGTATACCCAGAATACTCTAACTCGTTGAACCGCAAGTAACTTGTGACTTGTGGCTTGCTGAAAACATACCGCCCTGTTTGATTCGATAACCCTGGAGTCTGGACGATCTGCTGGGCATAGGGGTAATTGATTACGCCGTTTGCAAATCTATTTAATGAGTTTGATAAAGTGTTTTGGGTTGCTCCAAGCGCACCATAAATGAATGGATCCGTGATGTATCGAGCAGCGGTCTGGCCGACAATTCCCGTGACTCCGCCAGAAATCGTTGAAGCCAAATATTGAGTTCCTTGTGAAATAGCTCGGCTGACGTATGCTTGCCCTGCCCCAACGACATTGCTGTATGCTGTGCTGATCCCAGTGCTGACTGATCTCTTAGCTGCGCCTACACCTGCACTCACGACTGATCCAACCGCTTGATTTATGAATCCCATTATTCCCATATCTAATCGCTCCTGTTCTGCCGATCAATCAATGGATCTGCAGCTTTATATGGAGAAATAGCAGGAGATTTTGAAACGACAGCGGTGTTCATTGCTCCCGAAACAACATCCCCAATTCCTTTCAATGATTGGCTAATCTGCTCCACAAGAGAGCCGACCATTCCCCCGATTCCAACAACCCCTGATAATCCAATCTGTTCAGCGGTCTTAACGATATTCCTCCTTGAAACAAGGGAAGCACCAGCTCCTGTCGCTCCCCCTAATGCAATATTGCTTATCGATGTGCCGAAAGCTGTTCCATCACCGACAACCGATGCCCCTGCAGCCATGACATCGAACCCTTTCTGAACTGCACCTCCTGCCGAAGTACCCTGGAGCCTTTTATCAATCCACGATCCAAGCATTACGCTGCCAAGAGCAGCAGCGAGAACCCCAATAACGGGAAGAATGAACGGAATAATTCTCGGAAGCCATGCCAAAAATCTTCCCCCCATCATCCCTCCCAAAAATCCTGCACCAGCTCCACCACCGCCACCACCAAATTTACCGACACTTTCTGAAATTTTCTTAAGGAATGTGTGGATGTCCTTCGTCCATGCCTTTTTAAATGCTTCTCTACCAAAGAACCCAGAGATCGTATTTTCTTCTCTTTCTTGCCTTGTGGGGGCTCTCACTCCTCCAGGGGGCGTAAATATGTCCCCAATGGGCCTTGTTTGTCCTCTTCCCTCTCCAGCAAACTCAGCTCCAGCAGGGTCAATTCCCATCCCAGAAGTGCCATATCTGGCCCAATAATCGTTTCTAGCGGTACGAATCTTCTTTTCCCGTCTGTTCTGCCTTATTCCAGAGAAAGTGTTCCAGGCGAGGTGTCCGAGGGGTGCAAGTGGGCCTAAGCCCTGGTTGATGAGAGAACTCCTGAGATCTCCACCGAATTGCCTTGCCCCCTGCTTCAGTCCCTTCGTCCCAGATCCTTCTGGACTAGGGACATCAAGACTAGGGACATCCTGCATTGCCTGTCCAGTGACTTGGATAAGACTGCCCAGCGACACTCCCGTTTCATCTGAGGCAGCTTTTATCCTTTTCTGAAACTGCTTGGATTTGTTGTAACGAACAGCAAAGTATTCCATCTGAGCATTGATCTCATTCAGACGTTCGAGGAGTTTAGAGTCTTCATCTTCCGACAATGATCTGCCACTCGCCCCCATCTTGATATCTATAAGACGAATGGCATCCTTGACAAGCATAACGGCTGCAGCAAGCTCTCTGTGAATCGGAGAATTCGCTTTGTAGTCTTTAAGCATCCGATTCAAGAAGAGCATTAGGCCAGTCGCATAAGTTGTTCTTATGACCTTCAACTTTTCGATAGAATCGAAAACAGGCACTGTCGGGGCAGTCTTCGCTCGCCTTTGATACTCTTTCAGAAACTCTTGAAATTGCTTTGCGTCATCCATTATGTGTGTTCCGTATATCCTTTGCCTAAGTTAGCTTTTTTCATATTCTCTCGCTCGTCCTGCTTGAGCTTAATCAATCTTCCAAACATCCATTCTGCTTCCTTCAAATCCGTTTCCTCGAACTCCGATTTGGATAAGACCCCTGAATATGCAAGGCTAAACTGCATTTCCAAAATATCTACTAAGGGTCTTCCCATACGGAAAAAATAGCTCGATGCGAAAGGGTACGGAGACAAGCTCCGTACCTCCACATTTCTGGCACTCAACTTGAGTTTCCATCTTTGGCCCGTGAGAAAATTTTTCGTGGAAGGCACGAATGAGTGCGACTTCCGCTGCTGGGAGTTCTTCGAGAAACAGGATCTTATCGATCTCTGACATCTCTGGCTCGACTATGCTTTGGGCATATCTGAATAGCCAAGCGTTCTGTCCCGTTTGCTTTTCAAATGAAACTGCTTTCTCTTCATCCTTCGCCCTGAACAAACGAAGCCCCACGGTTTGTTTCGTTAAGGGGAGATGAAGCTGATAGGGTTCTCTGAAGTCGGGGGGAAGTTCTGCGACCCCGAATAGGGACATATCGACTTCGTACTCAGACTTCTGGAGACATTCAGAGCAGGATGTTTCGACTGAACAAAATTTGTTGTAAGAATTGATTGCCAGCCACAGCATCAAATAAAGCCTGTCGCCAAGCGTGAGTTCTCTCGGATCAATCCCAACCGTTACGTTTGACAAAATTTCAACAAACTTGGTTTCCAAGTTCTCATAAGTCAGAGACGCAATGATCTTTTCGTCCTTCCCTTTGAGGGGACGAACCTTAAATTCCTCTGGCTTTATTTTATACACCAGATACTTCGACGGTAAATCAATGATCCCGTCAACAGGATTAACCTGCTCCGACTGGGCTTGGCCCAACTCCGATACTTTGGATTCCTCCGCTCCCTGGGGCTGTTCCCATTTGCCTGGAGTAGTAGTCGACCCCTCCACCGTAGGTGTAGGTGGCTCCGCCACTGGGTGCTTGGGATTGGTATGCCTTCGCTCTGTTGATGAGGTCGGCAATTTCTCTTCCTGCGTTGACTCCGCTCCCTCCGCTGTAGACTGCGGATCCTTCGACTGTGTTGGCTGGTTCGATGATGACTTCTGGAACTCTGATTTTTGACGGACTTGGCCTGATGTCTGGATCGGGGACTGGGCTTGGGGTGAAGATGGATGTGATTGCTCCGACCCCTGCTTTTGCGATGTCATAGATCCATCCAGAGGCTTTTTGGGGTTCGACAGTGTTGGCTCTTCCCGAAAAGATTCTCGATGTTGAATAGCTGAATGCTTCTGCATTTACCGCCTCCTTTGCTTTTTGTTGGGCGTTGCCGATTTCCGCTTGATACCCCCTGCGCTCTATCGGCTTGATAAGGTCTTCCTGAAATTGGGGAGCTGCATAGTCTCCCACTGACATTCGATCAACACTACAGGTGATGCTGATTTCTACGAATCTTTCACTTCCATACGCCAGCGAATAAGACGGCAATGTTTTGGGGAATAACCCAACCATGTTGATCTCACTCGATACCGCACCTGTAGTGTCGTACAACAGAACTCTCACGTTCTTTGCGTATTGAGATTTCACGTTGTAATATCCTGCCCGATCAATCATCAACTCTCGCCATCCATACCAATAGGCGGAGATGATGTCTGGAATCGGTTTGAAGAATGTGAATGTCACGTCTTGAATCGCCTGCAGCCCAGGGAACTTTGATTGATATCCCCCGTACAAAACAGCAACGACATCGGACAATCCATAATCTCCGAATTTAACTTGCTGACAAAAACTTGCGACCTTGTACCCAGGCAGACTGCCCATATCTGGGAGCATTACCTCCCAGTTATAGTCCCTCTGTAATTTCCAAGTCTTCCTGATATTGTCAAGATCGAAAGCAGAAGCCAGCATTTATTAAACCCTTACCCAAGAATCATACGACCACGTTAAAGTGAACTTGATCACGTCTTCGCTGTTGTATGACATCTCGACACCACTGATTTGCATCGGGTAACAGCCGACAAGTTTTAACCTCATCCACTCTTCCCCTTTGGTTGTGATTAGCTGAAAGAGAATATCGGTTTTAACACCAGTATCCCCAGCCCCTACGTTATCTGCGTCGTGAACCACGTTCTGCAACCAAGCATACAGGGAGTCAAAGACCCTTCGATCTTCGCCTTCAACAAAGGTTACGTCCCAAGTGTGCGAGTACGCCAGCTTCCCGTGAAACTGAACCCCAGCAGACTGTTTGTAGGGAACAGCAATCGAACCTTGCCCTCTACCAGGAATCGAAGATGACTGCGCTCTCAACATCAGAGTATCGCCGTCTCCACCTCCCACTGGATTCGGAATCACAACGTCCCAGAGATATGTTCTCGCTGGGTTCGTTAGATTCGCTTTTAAATTATCTACGGACATCTTAGCCATACGTCACTCCTCCTTTTATAACAATACGTTCCGTGCAATCAATTCGTCAAAACTTGCACCAGTTGTTGTGATAATTGCCTGCAGTTGAATAAACTCTGCAGAGCGAACAGGTTTCAAATACACATCAACGTGGAGCTCATTCTGATCAATCGACGCAGGAACGTTGTTCGTGGAATCACAAACAACTCGATATCCTTTGTCTCCAAGCTCAGTTTGAAATGCCCCTCTTGCAGAGAGGAGATCCAAATACTGCTCCAACGTCGCAGTGACTCTCATCCTTGTAATTTCGTTGTTGGGCTCGAAAGCATAACTTCTGAGCGAAACTGAAATCGCTTTCTCAAGTGTGATGAGAAGCCGTCTGACGTTGATACGACTGAGAGCGGAAGCCTTGACTTGTTCAGTCTTCTGGCCCCAGATCGCATTCCCTTCTCCTCGGAACATCTGCACGGGATTGATCTGAGATTCGTACAGCGAATCCCTTTCTCCCCGTGTAAAAACATTCGTGACAGAAAGAATATTGAGAAGTCCACGATTGAAACCTGCAGGCGCATACCACGGATCACTGACGTAATCGTTGTAGGCGTACTGCGAAGCAACGTATCCCGAAGGCGGAACCTCAACCACTTTGTCGTTCCACTGGTCATAAACCTTGAGCCAGGG